CTTTGAGTTTTACGCCCTCAATAAAATAACGGTCATAAGCCGGTATGCAGCCCAATGTTCCCATCAAAATCTTTGTCACTAAGGTTGCAGAAAGTTCGTTTTCATTGTCTTTTTTATCTTCGTCGTCATCTTTGGGATTCTCTTTGCGGACGGCCTCGCGCACCGGAGTATAAAAGGACTTGATTTTTTCGTATAAATTCCAAAGTAATTTGCTTTTTTTATGGTCTTCAAGCGCACAACATTCTATTCCAAAAAGGCAGTCATAATCTTTTCGCATGATTTCTTTGACTGCTTTTTTATGGATTCTATAATCACGTTGAAGCAGGAATGACGACCCCCTGTACATGCCCCAACTGGCAAGATAAAAAGCCAGATGAAGGCACAACTGGTCATAGTCACTGTCATTCAATGTGTGGCTACGCATATTGTGGAAAAAGATATAACAATGTTCCCAGGACTTATATCGGTCATTTTCATTTGCTTGAAGTTTGGAAAGAAAGTCTGATGCAGACTCCGAAAGTCTTTTGGCAAGTTTGTCGTTTGGTTTCATACCCTCAATATAACATTCTAGGCCTCTATAAATAAAACAGGCAAGCGAATATGCCGCTTGTGCCGTTATCAATCAGCATATAGAGGAATGAAAAATGAACAATCTTGAAAAAGTGATGGAAGAAATCGAAGCAGAAACAAGCCCAGATCAGGTCAAATCCGAAAACCTTGCAACTATAAGCCAAAACGCAACGGAGACCCCAGAAGCGCCCCAAAACGCGAATATGAACGCCGAAACCGACATTTCTGAGGAACCTGAACCTAAAAATGTCGAAAACAAGCCAAAATCCCAGTATTCGGACCTAGAAAAGGCTGAATACAGCTTTAAAAAACAACTCGGCAAACAGAAGCAAAAATATGAGTCAATTCTTGCTGAACAGAAGAAGGCTTTCGCCAGTCTCCAGGACCGATTGGACAAGCTTGAAAACCCGGACAAATACAAGGAAAAATTCAGGGAAAACTTCCAGACCGACGACGAATATATTGACTACATCGTCCAACAGCGAATGAACAAGATTTTGGACGAGCAGAACGAAAAGGCCATGAAGGACCGCGAGCAAGAAGCTAGGGAGGAAGAAGCCAGGGCGGCAATCGACAAGAACATCGATTCTTGCTTCACTACGGACGAAGCGAAAACCGACTATTACAACACCGTGAAGAAGGCGTTCGACGAGGGTCTTGAAGAACTGATGGATAAGGAAAAATACTGTTCCGAATACATCATGCGAAGCCCTAATGGTCCGAGAATCTTATACGAGCTAGCGAAAGACAAGGAAAAAGTCAAGCAGGTTTACAGTCAGAGCGACCCAATGAGCAGACTTTTTGAGCTGAAAATGATTGAAAGAGAGCTGCTAGCGAAGCCTCAGGCTGAAAAGTCGAATCCCAACTTGCAGAAAGCCATAGGAAAACCTGGAATGAGCAAAGAGACAACGACGGACATTTTCAGCAACAAAGAAGACCTGAAGAAATTCATCCGTATGAGATAATAGTTGCTTTTACGTTTTCAAAACAAAGAAACCGGAGATAAGCCCCGGTTTCTTTTTTGTCCATAAACACCTGACGCACAATTTAAAAAATAACTGCCATAAATAAAGAAAATGGTTCCGTGAGAATCCAGCTAATTCGCATAGAATCGACCGTTTAGAATGTTCGGGATATAAAACCTTCTCTTCCATGCCTTCTACGGCGAATTTGCCTAGGGTCTAGCTAACCGTGGGCTGCTTGAATGGACAAGTGATTGACAGAAAGAACGTTTGAGTAAAAACATCACATTCATTTAGAAGGGAAAATCCATGACAAACAATTTTACAAACAACAAGAAGACCGAAATGGTCGCAGCCGTTGTGGCTGACAGTATGGACTATGTGAAAAAGTCTAAGTCTTATCTCTCCGAAGCAGATCTCAAAGACAAAAAGTATGGCCGCACCTATAAGGTCTATATTCCAGACCCGGGCAAGGTAAAGGACGGCCTTGTCGCTGATCCTGATTCCATCGACGAAATCGAAATGGAAATCAAGCTCGAAAACAAGAACACCTCTTGTGAAATCGATGCCTGGAACGAATTAGTCGATAAGGAGTCTTTCCGCGACGAAATCGCTATTCCGCGTGGTCGTAAGCTCGCAAAGTCCGTTCAGAAGGACGTCATCGACAACACCATTTTCCAGGCTACACAGGCAACAGTTTCCAACTCTGCAAATTTTGCAGCTTTGTCCGAAGCTTCCAACAAGCTCGAAGAAGTCTCTGTCGGTGGCACTAAGGTTTTCTTCAACTCTCCGACCGTAAACGGCAAGATTGCAGCAGCAGGCCTTAGTAATTACATTCCAGATACAATCCAGAAGGACATCTATGGAAAAAATTATTTAGGCGAATATGCGCTTGCTTCCCAGATTACTTTGCCGGGCATGCCGGTAGTCACAGCGAAGTCTACTTCCTGCACCATTACAGGCACCGCAGTTTCTGGTGAAGATGCTTTCTCCTCTGTCGTTATCGGTTATGAACCTATCACGGAAGTGACTTGTGCAGGTGGCAAGAAGGGTGAAGTCTTTGCTGTTGACGGCTTGAAGATTGTTGACGTGAACGGTATGCCGACCGACCAGGACTACAACGTAATTCTTGCAAGCGATGCAGATGCACAGAACAAGTGCAAGGTCGCTCCGATTCGTGCAAGCCTTTACGCAACAGTTAGCGGCACCGAATTCGATAACTACAACAATCCGAATGCCTGGTTCGATACTTCGTTTACAGGCTTCTCTACAAACGCCTTGCTTACTTCTGGCGATTCCTACTATGTGGGTGTCTGCCGTGAAGAAGATGCTTTGGCTTTCGACACGTATAAGTTCGCTGACTTACCAGGTTCTGAAAATTCTACTGAAACCGTTGACGGCATTTCCGTAAAGATGAGCCAGTATGGTGACGGAAAGAATATGCAGTCTCTCGTTCGTCTCGACTGTCCGTATGCAGCCGGCATTCCAGACGCTCGTAGACAAAGCGTTCTCTACATCAAGAAGTAAAAGACCTCTTTTGGTTGGAAAGGTCCCTGCTTAGCGCGGGGACTTTTCTTTTGCCATAAATAAAAAAGAGGTGAGCAATGATCTCCATAAATGAACTAATACAACAAGCATATACAAGATGTGGCCTTGTGGGTGAAGGCCAATCAGTAAACGGAACGAAGGCAATGTCGGCTCTGCATGAACTAAACGACCTTGTGCAAATGTTAAACCAACAAGAATACCTTAGCGACAATCTAAAGGTTTTCGATGTCAGAACATCAAACGCGATAACCGTTGGAAACGGCCCTGATTTCAACATTCTTGTTTCAAGACCGCCTTCACATATCAAGTCGGTTTCGCGCAAGATAGGAGACCGTTTTGTTCCTTTGGTTTCTTCCAATCTCGAAAGTGTGAATTCAGTCAGCAAGGGCCATCTCGCAACCCAGTTCACTTACAGTGTCGATTATGACCCGAATGCTCGCGGAGAGCAGAAAGTAAGGGAAAACGCAATCGTTGTTGAAACTTTTGGTGAATTGCCCGAATGTACTGCCGAGGATGTCGAAAACAGTGTCAAGTGGTATGCGACGGAAACAAACTCATGGGGTTTTGCAATGGGGGTCGGAACACCATCTGGCCCTGTTTATGTATGGGCTACTTATGCGGGTTCTCCGACAAAAGAACAGCTTGACGCGGCCATCTACGAATACGGAAAGGGTCAAATTAGGGGTGTCATAACATTGGATTCTTGCCAGAGTTCCGAATACAAGGTGATTTTCTTCGACGAAATCCCTGAATATACGCTTTCCGACAAGATTTTTCTCCAGGACATGTATAAGAGCCTGTTGCTTGCAGGTCTCACGTATAAGCTCGCCGTGCGCTTCAAACTCCAGGAATGGCTCCAAGTATACAAGGAAGATTTCGAGGACCAGAAATCAATCGTAAAGCGCATAAACTCGACAAATAGAAATATGGTCTGGAACGATTGCGATGGTTCCTATATGGACGACTACGTGAACGGTCGTGCTGGTTTTGGGTGGTAATATGGGTAAAGTCAGCGTCATTCACAATCTTATAGGGGGTCAGTCAAAGGCAAAGTTTCCAAGCACGATGGGTTCCGCTTTGTCCGTGAATATGTATTCGGAAAGCAATGCCGGCACGACATACCAGAAATCTGTTCCTGGCATAAGGTTCAAGAAAAGGCTGAACGGTGTCAGCGGAGCAGCTTGTCACGGTTCGTTTGTCGCATCGACTGGCCTTGATTCCAACAACAATATGCCTGACGCCTTTTTCGTGATAAACGACATTCTTTACAGGGTCGATTACGGCTGGAACTATCATGCGTTGGGTTTTGTTTCTTCCGGCTCATATCCGACTTTTGCCGAAACGGGTGGCGAAAGGCCGTTTTTGCTTATCGCAGACGGCGCGAATCTCTGGTGCTATGACCTGAAAAACGGTGGCAATCTCGAGCAGATTACTTTGCCGAAGAGAATCACCGACAGCGAGACCTTTATAAAACCTTCGCATGTTCAGGTCGTTGCAGGTTCAATCATTGTCAACGATGTGGGCACAGGTTATGCCTATTACTCCATACCTTATCCGCTTTCGCAAGAGACCAGGGAAGTTTACAAGATTATCGACGGACAAGTTCAATACAAGAGCGACCACATAACGCCGGACACGATAGAGGTCCAATCCAAGGACTATGTATTTCTTGACGACTACGGTGCGCCACAATACAAAAACGGCGAATCTAACTCTGACTCGATTTCTGCCTTGTATGCGATTGGCTCCGACCTCGTTGTTTTTGGCCCGAAATCCATTGAATTCTGGCAAAGAGGATCGAACGAATACGAAACTTGGACGCGAACAAGCTACACGTTCAACCGTGAAATAGGCCTTGACGCACCGACGAGCGTTTCTTCGGTAAATAACAACATCTTTTTCGTTTCCAACGGCATGAACGCCGGAAGGGCTGTTTTCGGAATCAGCGGAACGGAATTCACCAAGATTTCGGAAACATGGCTTGACGAGATTCTTGACAAGTCAGCTACGGACAATATAGTGGGCTTTTCCTACTCTCGCTCGAATCATGCTTTCTACTGCATCTACATCCCGAGCATATCGAGAACTTTCTGCTATGACCTCTCGACAAAAGAATGGTCGGAAAGAAGTTCAAGAGACCAGAAGACCGGAACAGACAGGGCTTGGAATCTCGTTTATCCGGTGTGGTTCGACAATTTGACCGTTTTCGGGCATATCAAGGACGGCTCGATAGTTTACCTGGACGACGATTTCCATGAGGAAGAAATCAGTTCGACGGTAAAGGTTCCGCTAATTAGAAAACGCCAAACACCGGTAATAATGAACAATTACCAGCCCTACACCTTTGATGAACTAGGCGTGGAGATGAACACGGGCACGATTTCCGACTATACCGTGAATCCGCGAATCCAGTTGGAAATTTCGGAAGATGGTGGCTATTCATTCACGAACACGATTCTGGAAGAATGCGGAAAGGTCGGCCAGTATTTCTACAGGGTGAAGTTTCTTGGACTCGGCCAGCAAAGACTCTGCGTTGTCCGTTTGACGTTCAGTGAACCGATGGATTTGACATTGACAAACGCAAGCGTGAGACTCACTCCGCTGACTTATTCGATGTAGGTGGCACATGAACGAGAAACTACAAAGAAACGTGCAGATAAACGAGACCAGCCCAATGACCGATATTTTGGCGGCCGTTGACGGTATATGGTCAAGCAACGAGGTGAACGGATGGAACGACGTTCACATTTCGAGCCGTTTGGAAATTTGGAACAGGTGGTGCAACAGCGCGAATTCATACCTGTTGCCGAGAACTGCGGACAAAACGCTGATGGCGAAGATTTTCAACAATGACGGCACTTTGAGCTGTTCGGTGGTAAAGATTGGACAGAAGGCAATCAGGGTCACGAAACCCTGCTACGTAGAAATCGTGATTTTGTCCGAGAAATAAATAATTGAGGGGGCATTATGCTAGACATTTTTAGACCAAGTAAATGGAAAGGTTGGGGCGACAATCCAATCACAAATACTTTCAAGCCGTCACATTGGGATGGAATTCTTGACAACCCGATTGTCAATGGTGTGGAAGACTATTACAACACGGCTACTTTACAGGATGATGACGATATTTTCAGCAAAATTCCGTCAATTACAAATGGCTTTGGAACTTCGAAAGGTTTGGATTTGGCTAATGGCAATTTTGGCGGTTTCCAGAATTTTGGCGACCCGTTTTCCAACGAAGACCAAATCAACGAAGCTGTTGATTCTCTCAATCAAGCCGGTGACTATCTCGGTGCAAACTATCTGAGCACGCAGGGAATGTTGAATAATTATCTGAAATCCGTAAACGACCTTTACGGAGATTCCAAGGCGAACAGGGACAACGCACTGAATGAATACAAGTCTATTGGCGAATATCAGCCTGGCGAATACAAGTTCAAGGGTGACGTGAACGACTACATGAGCCCGGCGATGGGAATGCGTATAAAAGAGGCGAACAAAGCAATAACCAAATCTCAGGCAAACGCCGGCAATATGTTCAGTTCGGACTATCTGGATGCTTTGAACGCGAAATCCCAGGCAATCGCAAGTGAGGAATACGACAAGGCCTATGACAGATACATGAATGACCGTGACAAGTCCCTGAACGAATGGAAGGCCAACCAGGAAGAAAAACAAAAGGCTTACGACACCAAGGCTGATTTATACAAGAATCTTGCCGACGCTTATGGCTCTGATCTGACAAACTACAGCAACGGCCTTTCTGATTACTATTCGAATTTGATTGATTCAAGCAACGCATACACGCAGGGACTTGTGGATTTGAACACGGCCAAAGCGAACGCCAAGGCACAAGAAAAAGGCTTCATGGATAATCTGGGAGGCATTGGCGGGCTTCTCGGTGGTATAGCAGCCGTTGCTGCGCTTGCATAAGGGGGTGAAATGGGATTGAGCAATATAAACTGGAGATTTTCCATTCCAGAAATACGTGTAAAAGAGAATAATCTCGGGCAAGGTCTCGCAGGTCTCGGACAAGGTTTGCAGACGGCTGCAAACGCTTTCATTGCTAGAGACCAGAGAAGAATCGCCGAGGAAGACAGACAGAG